CTAAAAAGTTTGGAGGCGTGAAGAGATGCAAGATAATGCAAGATAAAAACTCCTTTAAAAGAAACTTAGATTTATACGTAGTTTCGGAAGGATTGAATGGTTATTTACAGACAACAAATAGAAAAGTAAAAACAAACTTAAAAAATTGGATCAATCAACATAAAATGCTTAATGATACAGTTGATATTATGGATGCATATATATTAAACTTACGCATATCTTACGAAATAGTGAAAGAAACGGGATCAGACGATTACGATGTAAAGCAAAATGCAGCAGAAGCTGTAAGCAACTTATTTTCTCAAACACCTGAAATCGGAGAGTCTTTTTCTATAACAGCTATATATAATGCTATTAATGAAGCAGATGGTGTTGCCGACGTAGCAAATGTTGACATTTTTGTTCAAACTGGGGGAATATATTCTGATTTTTTCATGAATCTGGACGAATATATGTCTCCTGATGGAACACATATTAGAATGCCTCATGATGTGATTTGGGAAGTTAGATTAGTTGGTGACGATATCCAGGGAGTGATTTTAAAATGAGTATTCTAAGATATTCAGCCGACAAAGATAATACCATTTCAGATGCCTATAAGTCCAATCTAAGCGGAACAGCAACTGGCTCCAATATGGGATTAGCAGATGCTTTGCATATATTTTCTATTTATGGTCAAGTATCAGGAAGCACAGGTTTCTCTAAAGAACTTTCTCGTGCAATTATTAAGTTTCCGGTCACAGGTACAAATAGCATCAAAGAAGACAGAGACAATGGAGCTATACCAGCCTCTGGCAGCGTTAGTTTTTATTTGAATCTTTATAATGCAGTGCATAGCGACACTCTTCCAAAAGAGTTTACCATAAATGTTTATGCACTAGATCATAGCTGGAATGAGGGCGATGGTCTTGACATGGTTTCATATAAAGATATTGGAACATCGAACTGGGAAGATAGGCTTGCTGCAACTGCCTGGACGTCTACGGGAGGTTCTTTCCAAAATACATCTTCCGTTGCAATTTGGAAAGCAAATCAATATTTTACAAACGGAACTGAAGATCTATCAATAAATGTGACTCCATATGTAGAATCATGGATAAAAGGCGACGACGGCGGCGGTTTTGAAAACTATGGTTTTCTAGTGGCATTAGCCCCAACAGAAGAAAGTGCATCTCAATCTTATTATACTAAGCATTTTTATGCAAGATCTAGTGAATATTTCTTTAAGCGACCCAATATTGAAGCCCGTTGGAACAGCGCAGAAACAGATAATAGAGGAAATTTTTACTTCTCTAGCTCTTTGGCATCCGCCGCCAACAATATTAATACTTTGTATCTTTACAACTATGTTCGAGGTCAACTGCAAGATATCCCTGACTTAGGTACAGACAAGCATGTTTACTTAAGTCTGTTTTCGGGCTCTCTTACCAACGCAGAACCTACTGGTGCTCCTCTTGATTTGTCTCCTGATAATGATGGGAGAGTACGTTCCACTTGTTTAACTGTGGTTACAGGAGGTATTGTTTCTACCGGAATTTACACTGCTTCTTTTGCTTTTACTGGTTCTGACGATTTAACTGACGTTTTTGATGTATGGTTTACAGGTAGCCTTAACACATCAGATGCTACTGAAGCGACTATCCAGTTTCACACAGGAAACATTATTCCTAAGATTCTGGACTCTTCAAATATAAACCCAACTACACAATATGTTACAAAAATTGTGAACTTAAAGCCTTCTTATACTCGAAAAGAAGAACCCAAGATGCGTGTGTTCGCTCGTAAAAAAGATTGGTCGCCTACCATTTATACGATTGCCAACTCTGAAATACAGACAGACGTTATTGATAAAGCCTACTTCAAAGTTGTAAGAGTAATCGATAACTTAGAAGTTATTTCCTATGGAACCGGAAGCGATCAATATACTAAGCTTTCTTATGACGTTAGCGGCAACTATTTTGACCTAGATATGAGTCTCTTGGAAAGTGGCTATATGTATGAGATTAGTTTAACCTATTATCTTAATGGAGTGTACAAGGAACAGCCTCAAACCTTCAAGTTTAGAGTGGAGGATTAAAAGTGTCGTTAAAAGATTTATTCAATGACATAGAGCGCCTTGGGATGTCTAACACTTCGTCCCATCCACAGATACAGGTTTTTAATAATGAAGTTGAGTCTTCTAACTATGCCTTAGCTGTTACTAAAGAAAAAGATAGATTTATTCCTAATATTGATTTTTCTAAGCCTGAAAGCTTTGCTAAATATGGCTCGGCTGAAGAATATTATTCTAAAGGCATATACGAGATATATAGCTATTATCCTTACGATGGTTCTTTAAGAGAAAAAGAGCAATGGTATACTGATGCCACCTATATGGAAAGATATTTGTTTGACAATGAATATCCTAGAACCAACGGCTATGCACTTATATCAGCAGATGGGTGGGGAACTTTAGTTGGATCTAAATCTGATGGATATGGTCTTCCCAACTCTTTAGAATATATTTCTTTAAAAAGTGGTCCTCATGAAAAAAATATATGGGATTCTGCTAAAGATCGCGAAGAAAACTTAAAGTTTGCTCTTTCTGGCGGTGTAACAGTAGAGTTTTGGCTTAAAAAAGATGCTTTTGATACTAACAAAACAGACAAAGAAGTAATCTTTGATATGTGGAATGGGAAGCATTTCAATGAACATGATTATGGTCGATTTAGAATAGAACTAAACGGATCTTCCGGTGGCGCAGCGTTTTTTGTAACTGCGATGTCAGGAACTGCTGGTTTTCACGATGCCCCGGTAGGATCTACAATAACACCAGCAACAGTTATTGCAGACGGCTGGACTCATTATGCTTTTGCTATCCAAAATACAGAAGCGACTATAGGTATTGATGTTTACAAAAACGGAGCTTATGTCGAAACAGTACTTACAGGCTCTGGCATAAATCAAGTTACAGGTAGTACGAGTGCTTATATTGGAGCCTTAAGGACATGTCCCTTTGTAGGGACGCTTGATCCTACTCCAGCAACCGGCTCCGGTAAACTTTCAGGTTCACTAGACGAGTTTCGTTATTGGAAAACATACCGATCTTCTAGAGATATTGGAAGATATTACATTTCTCAAGTAGGCGGCGGCACTAACACTGATTATGCTAACACTTCTTTAGGGGTATATTATAAATTTAATGAAGGTATTACGACAAATACTACTACAGATGCTACTGTGCTTGATTATTCTGGACGATTAAGCAATGGCTCTTGGACTGGTTATGATACACATTCAAGAAACACAGGATCTGCGATGGTGCTATCTAAAGCAACTACTTTTGAGTTTAAAGATCCTATTATTTATTCTTCTCATCCAGATGTGGTTGCGCTATTGGCAGCTAAAAAAGAAATAGGAGAAGTACATGATATTTCTAATGTTTCGAGCTTGTATAAATCCTTTCCATCGTGGATTTCGGAAGATGATGAAATAGCAGGAAGTGAGCTTAAAAATCTAACTCAAATTTTAGCAAGCTACTTTGATGAGCTTCACAATCAAATAGAAAATCTTCCTTCCATTAAAAACAAGACTTATCCATCTGGTAGCACTTTAACAGGAAGTTTGAAGCCATATCCTTTCTCGAAAAGGCTATTATCATCCTGCGGCTTTAATGTGCCAGAACTTTTTGTAGATGCATCTATTTTAGAAAACTTCTCATCAAGAGACGAAGCTATTAAGTATGAGGATAAGATTTATGATATTAAAAATCTTATCTACAAAAATATCTATAACAACCTAACAGCTATATATAAGTCCAAAGGAACAGAAAAATCTATAAGAAACCTTATTAGAGCTTTCGGTGCAAATGAAGATGTTATAAGTATAAATGTCTATTCTAAAGACTTAACATCTGAGATTAGAAAAAATTTAGAACAAAAAACAATAAGAAAAAGGATTGTAAACTTTAATAGAGCAGGAAGAGACGGAGGAACTGTCTATTCTTATATGACAGGCTCAGGCACTACTTCAATCATTTCAGGCTCTGGGGCAAACGGAACTACTATTCCTAATACGATAGAATGTGAAGCAATATTCCCTAAAAAAATGGATGAGTTTAACCCCATTTATTATCTTTACGAAAATCTATCATCATCTATTTTTGGACAACACACGGTACATCCAGGCGCTGCTGAAAATGTATTACAATGGGCGACAGATGACGTAGCTTCTTTCCAGGTTTATGCTGTCAGACCTCATAAAGACTCTCCTGATGCTTATTTTATGCTTACAGGTTCTAACTTTTCTCCTGTTACAAGCAGTACATACAAAAATGTTTTTCAAAATGAAAAATGGAATTTTGCAGTAAGATTCCGACCCTCTAGTTCATTTGGAGGTCTTGTTTACGACGCCGCTGGACTTGATTATAAAATCGAACTTTACGGTGTAAATCAGCTAGCAGGCACTGTTCAAGAAGAGTTTATGGTTACTAGTTCTATAGACCGAACTGTTGGGTTATCTTATGCTACCTCTGGAAAAAGAATTTATGCAGGTGCTCACCGTACAAACTTTAGTGGTGGATTGTTAACTCCAACCGATGTACGAATATCGAGCGTAAGATTTTGGATGTCATATTTAGACAATCAAGAAATACAAGATCATGCAGTAGGTATGTATTCTTATGGACCAAACAGTCCTTTTAGAAATATTGCATACGACCAAACACCTTTATCTAATATTGAAGTAGCAAAACTAGAAACTCTTGCTCTGGATTGGGATTTTAAAATAGCCTCTTCATCCGCCGATTCAGGTGGAAAAATAGTTGTTAATGATTTCTCTTCAGGATCGACTGCACTTACAAGCAGATATGGGTTTTTAGGTGAGATTACCAAACAAAACTACACTGCTCTAATAGATCATGTTGGCAGTAATGAAGAAAATGTAGTTCTGCACGATTTTATCTTTACAACTCGCAATAAACTACCTGAACAGTTTAATAGTTCAGATATGGTAAGTATCGATAGTAATAGAGATTTGATTTTTACCAAAGACACAAGACCAGTAGATTATTTCTTTTCTATTGAAAATAGCCTGTACCGTGTCATCTCAGAAGAAATATTAAACGTTTTTTCTTCAGTAGTAGATTTTAACAATCTGATTGGAAATCCTGTCAATCGTTATCGCCAAGAATACAAGCAAATAAATAAGTTACGCCAGTTGTTTTTCGAAAGAGTAGAAAACGAGCCTGATGTTGAGAGATATTTAGATTATTTTAAGCACGTAGATACATTTATTCAAAGCATGCTGG